AAAACAGAACAACCGTGTTACAGGGTGGCTGACCTCTATTCTACATAGAATGGGGGTGGTGCTGATGGACAAGAAACCGTTTGATTTTAAAGATCTTATGGCATTTGGAATGTTCATTCTGGCATTCGTATTTACGTTTATCAGATAATGTTTTGAGCATAGAAAAACCACCCTCTAAACTTTGACCGAGTGCCGAGGGTGGCAATTCTATGATTTGTCACTAATGCTATGAGGTCAACCCCTTGTGGGCGGTTGTTCCTTTGAATATAATATACCATTTTTAACAAGGTTATTCAAGAAAAAAGTGAAAGTGGGTGGTTTGCATGGCAGTATTAAAAGCGTCAGATAATTCCGAAATGATTATTTCTTGTAAATGTGGATGTGATGATGGGCTTAGGATCAAAATAGAAAAAGATGAAGAAGATTATTGTTTTATGACTTATTTAAGCGGAAACTGGTATAAGGAGCAGGCGGGATTTATTAAAAAGTTAAAGAAAATTTGGGCTATCATACGGAATAAGGATTTTTATTATTCTGAAATTATACTCAATAAGAAAGATTGGGAAGAGTATAAAAAGTGGATCAATGAAAAATGAAAAAATATTATCAAGAGGGCTTGGAAACAGGCTCTCTTTTATTGCACAACAGGAGGTGAGAACATGAGAGAACAGAACGAATTCGGAAGAATAACAGCGGAAGAACTGGAAAAAGCATTTGAAACGGAAGAACAGGAGGAAGAGAAAGAATGAAAATTGGCTTAAGGGGAGGGCATTCCCCAAATTGTAAAGGTGCAATAGGTCTGATCGATGAACAGGCGGAAGTGCGGAAGATCTACAACGAACTTGTACCGATGCTACAGGCAGTCGGACATACTGTGATTGATTGTAATTCCAACGCATCGAATGTGTCTGGTGAGTTGTCTGACGGCACAAATAAGGCGAATGGAGCAGGATGCGATATCTATGTCACTCTGCACATGAACGCCGCAGGAGCGGCATCAGCAGGGGGCACAGAGGTGTGGTTATATGATGCATCTAACCAGACCATGAACACGATCGCAAGCAACATCTGTAATAATTTTGCAGGAAAAGGATTTACTAACCGTGGTGTAAAGTACAGTTCGGGATACCATGATCTGAATGCATCTAATATGCCTGGCATGATCGTAGAGACATTATTTTGCACCGGCACAGATGATGTAGCACGGTATCGTAGTTTAGGCACAAAAGGAATTGCGGAGCCGATTGCAAAGGCAATCGACAGTAGAGCGTCTGCATGCAGCGAACAAAAAAATAACCAGAATACAGGAATCGAACAGGAAGGAGAAGAAGAGATGAAATGTTTATTTACAGTAGAGGGAAAAGGTGCAGTGTATTATTTTGACGGTCAAAAAGTAATAACATTGGGTCATCCAGACGAATTAAAAATCATCCAGCAGATTTACAAGGACAACAATGGTAAGGAGATGCCGTGTTACAAGTGGAGTCCTAAAGCGCCATGGTATGCAAGGCTCATGTCGGTAATTTACAGTAAAGAGACCACATCTATTTAA